ACTATCATCATCTGCAAATTTTTCTAATGTATAAACAGTAGAACCATTTAAAACTCTTTTACAAGCTACAACTAAAAACTCATTTAAAGCAATAACAGATTGAAATATATCATTTGTTCTTGTAGACCATAAACCCCAACCTGCAATCTTTTCATCTCTTACAGAATGAAATATAGCCATTGCTCCATTGTGTGTACTACCACTATTTAAAAAGAAAGCATATTGTTCTGGTCTTGTAAAGTTACCTTTAATAATAGCTATTTGTTTAGGACTATCTATAAGATGTTCTGCAAGTATAGATACTGATGTTGATTTATAACCATCTTCTATATCTGAATAAATAAACTCTCTAACTGCTTTACCATTCTTTTGTACAAATCCTGCTGCTTGATCAAACATAACAGGAGCTGTTCTTCCTATACCATAAGGTGTTTGTCTAAGTACAGCTATGTTGCCAGGAATTATAGTATTGTCTGTTGCTCTTGGTACATAATATTCACCACCATCTGTAAATACTTGTAAGTCTTTACCAGATAAAAAATGTCTAACTTCATTAACTTCTGCACCTGCAATATCTAAATCAATAGATTCATCTGCAGCTCCAGATCCTACATCAAAGTTAAAGTACTCAGATATTCTAGAAGCTAATACCGAAGCTGGTCTATCTTTAACACCACCTAACCATAATCTATTATTATGAAATGTAACTGCTTGTGGAAAGCCACGAACAGAAGATATAGTTTGTTCTTTCCAATTAAAATGTGGTCCATTACTTACAGCATCTTCTATTACAGTTACTGTTAATACAGTTGCACTTGTATAGCCTGTTACAAAAACTTGTTTGCCATTAACTTGTAAATATGTATTTGCATATGCAGATGTAAATGCACTTGCTGAAGCAGTTAATGTTCTTCCAGTTCCTGTTGCATGAGCTGATAGTGTAACACTAATAGTTCCATCTGCGTATTTATAAAAAGGTTGTTTAGATTTATTTACTCCACCAACAGAAACAGAATCATCTGTATCAAATGCAAATGTTTGTACTTCAAAATTAGTTGCTGAAGTTCTAAATATTTTTCTAGTAGGATTATCTCTATGTGTAATAAATACAGTATCACCAAATTGTGCAAAGTTTAATTCAAACAATTGTGCTGTTGTCCAATTACAATTAGTTGTAACATTAGAAGATAAAGCAGTACCACTAATGTTATAAACGTCCATTCTATTATTAGATAAAACAATAATAGCTATTTCATCATCTGAAAATACAAAAGGTATTAGTCTACATTCTGCAGGTAATGTAGCTAAGTAATTAGTTCCAGGTCTTCTCATTACTCCACCTTCTGCTAATAAAGCAAAGTTTCTACATTGTTTAGCACCATTAATGTAAGCTGGTGTATCTGTTCTAGTTGCTAGTAAAGGATTAAGCTCACCTGCTGAAAAGTTTGTAATTACAGTTTTTAGTGATCTTGCCATTATACATTTGTTCTCGTAGTATTTCTTAAGTTAATAAATCTAGATGTATCAAGTTTTTTATTAGTAACTTCAGAAGCGTCTACATTTTTAGAAATTAAAAATTGTCTATCTGCCATTCCTTTAAATTCTCTAATCATACCAGCATCTCTAGCTACTGAACCTGCAAATAAAGATGCTAGTTCATATTCTAAAGCTAGTCTAAAATGTGCTGGGAAATAATCTTCTTCTACTCTGTAAATATAATCTAGTATTAAAGCATGACTAGATCCATATGTATTAACATATAACTTATCTTTATATCTTGTGTATGGAATAATATAATCATTAACTGATAATGAAACTATATGTAAGACTCCTGGACTTGCAGGAAGTTGATATGCATATTCATATCTAGCTTCTGGTTTAGCAGTTAATAAAGATAATTGTTTTTGATTAGTAGCAAATTTCCATCTGTGTCTAGTTAATGAAGACTCTACTATATCTTCATAAACATTTGAGGCAACTAAAGCTTCTGTGCTACCATCTGTAAAAGAAGATATAGGTGAAGCTCCTATCATTACTAAAGCTCTTGAACATATATCTACTTTTGTTGTTGCCATAAATTCCTATTAATTAATATGAGGGCGAGTTTCCTCGCCCCCAAAGTTTTAGTATATTATGCTAAAACAGCAGTTGTAATTGCTGCTGCACCAGTAGCTGATGTTACTACTAACATATCTACTGCAATTGTTCCACCTATACCAGATGTACAAATGATAATATCACCTTGTTTAACTTCGTCTTTTGCAGCTAGAAAGTAATCAGAGTTATCGATTGTACCGATAGCATCTCCATCTATATAGAAGAATACTGAATTACCACCTGCTTCTGCAATCTTTTTGATTGGGTTGTCAGTTGCGTATGCCATATTGTTATCCTCCTATTATTATTCTGCACACTTCTGTACTCTAATACCATCAGTATCTACTAAAGTACCACCTATGCTAAGCATAGAAGTAATTAAGTGAGAAACTTTTTCTGGTATGTAGTTTACTTCAGTTTTTACATCAGTTCCAATTCCTAAACCTAAAGAAGATTTATGGAAAGCTACAGTATGTCTATCAGTAGAACCAGAAGTTTCTAGTCCACTATGTACAAACCATAAGAATCCTAACCATCTTTTAGCAGTCATACCACCAGCGTAAGGTAATTCACCTTCGCCAACGTATTCTACTCTAGAGAATTGGTCTAATGCTAGTAGATCAGACCATTGTTTTGGTCCTACTACCCAGTATCGTTGATTATCATCTGGAAGGTCATTAGTATTGAAAAGTTCCATCATAGATGTCGCTTTACCTAAGTTCATACCAGTACCTGTTCCTGATGAGTTGTTCGCAAGAGTCGTAGCTCCATTCATAATCCCAGTTAATACACTGTCAGTTTTTCTACCTAAAGCGTATGCTGCAGATTGTGCAACTATTTGTCTTTCGTCAATGTTTACCTTTAACTCGTCTAGCTTGTCAACGTAATCAGCTGCATAGTAATCAGTTAAAGTTGCACTCACATTACTGTGAGATAGATCCATTGCTACTACTTCAGCATGTCTTGCTTTAGTGTTAGCAGATCCTTTTGCTACTTTCTGAAACTTAACAGTGTTACCATTAACGCCATTCACAGTTCTTACAAGGTTCTTTAACTTAGAACCCATTCTTTGATAAGCCATGTGAACTTCTGCTTCAAACTGAGTAATAAAGGCATTTGTTATTGATGTTGCCATTTTATTGTCCTTTGTTTGTTGTTAAGTTACGTTATTATCCGATTGTCTTACTAATGCAGGGGACTGTTATCCACTAAGGGCAATCATTGAACATTTTTAAGGTCTTGTTGTGAAAATAAAATTTAGAATGATTATAAGCAACGCACATTAAATCCATATTTTAGGTATAGTTATAACTTCTCCAAATTCTAACTTACCTTTTTCATCATATGAATACGTTCCAAATAATGTGATGTATTTATCTGTTTCTTTATACACCCACATTTGACTAGATACAGCTTTAGCAGGTTCTTGATTATCCATATCATGTTCAGAAATCCAACCTGTTTCACTAACTGCATCTAACCAATGTAGATCCTTTTTAAGTCTTTTAAACTTAAAAGGTTTAGCTTTGATTTTTTTGATACGCTTTTTCATACAGCTCAGTTACTCTTTTGACATAACCTGGATCACGTTTATTTGAATCCCAATATCTAGGATCTTGTAGCATAGCTTTAAGATCATCTTCATTAGGAGTTACTGATACTTGAGTTGGCGTAGTTGGTATTGGACTATCTTTAGTAAGTTTCATTATTTCTTCAATAGCCTTAACGCCATCTGCAGTAGCTGCAATACTTGAGAAAGTTTCAAATGCTTCTGGAGATAAATGTTTTTTACTCCATAGTTCACTTGCTTCTATTCTTTCTTTTGCATTATCACCTAGCTTCTGCAACTCTGCATTAGCATCTGGTAATGTTGCCATGGCATTATTAACAAATGCATTAACACCTTGATCAAATTGATCTTGTGATAATCCATTTTGTTTTGCTGTTTCTTTCCACCATTGTACTATTTCCATATCATCTGATACAGTTACATCTACATTTTCTGGAAGCTCTGGAAGATTAACTTTATATTCTTCTGGAGTTTTAGTTAGCTTTTCTTGTTCAATATCTGTTCTAATTTGTTTAGACAAATCTTCAGTTCTTGATCCAAGTTTTTTTTCAAGAGCATTATAACTTGAAGCTAAGTTTTCTAAATTAACTTCTTTTGTATCTGTGTTCCAGAATTTATCTTGTACATATTCTGGTTTAGTAACCTCAGTTTGCTCTTGTGCTTCTGTGGTGACTGGTGCTGTAGCATTATCATCTACCATCTTGTTCTCCTTTTTTTATCCTTGTTTGTATTATACCTGCAAGAAATCTCATTCCTTCTAAATGAAATAACTGGTTGCCATCAATGTTAGGACCTGCAACTGCTTCGGTAGTAATTGATTTAATGTAGTCTAAGATGAGTTTACCATCATCTCCTTTGAATACTGATGCAAATGATTTATTTAAATTAGACTCATCTTGTGGAGTTCTAATATAACCATCAATTGATTTTGTTTGTATAGGTCTTTTTTCTTTTAGTTTATCCCATGCCATTATTGAGGTACTTCTCCTTCACTCGCTGAAGATTGAAGTTGGCTTATTTGTTGTACTATCTGTTGTTGTTCTTGTTCATCTCTAATTAATTTTTCTGGAAGATTCATTTTTTCTGCTAAATATTTAGCTGTTTCATTTTGATTCACAATTACATTTATCATTTGTGGACCAAATGTTCCAGCTATAATTTCGTTAAATCTATTAACATCAGATATGTCTTGCATATGTTGAGCTTTAGCTAATGGAGATCTAGCAGCTACTTTAACTTCTCTACCATTTACTTTAGGTAAATCTATTCTACCTTGTTTAGATAATAATCTAATTATTCTTTTTAATAATGGGTGTATAAGTTCTGATTGTAATCTACCAAAAGAAGAACCAATCTGTCTAGATAGATCTGCCATTCTTTCAGAAACTTCTGTAGCTGTCATTGGAGTTCCTTCTGGTCTACCAAGAGTTTCCATGTATAAAGCTTTTTTAATATTCTGCCTCATGTCTTGTAATACTAATTGAGCTACATCAAAGTTAGATGCAGCAGGTATAGGATTTAATCCTCTTGATCCTGGTGCTACTGGTATTAAAGATCCAGGCACTAATGAAATGTTATCTGGATTAATAACTCCATCATCTTCATAAGTATATACTCCAGATACCGACATCTGTGCATTTTGTAATATTAATTCTATTGTTAAGTTACAAGTTTTAATAGCACCCATTGCATTAAATATTGGTCCTCTACCATATACTTCACCAGATGCTTTGTTCCATCTAAATACTAAATAAGGATTTGCACCTTCACCTGTATATGTTTCTTCAAAGATAACTGCTTTAGCATCTTGCATAACTACACAGTATTTATATTTCTCTACATTTTCTTCATAGACTTTGTAGATAGCTTCAATAATTGTACAATCTTTTTTCATTCTTAATGGATCAAA